ATGGCAGTAAATGAATCCTTTATTGATAGTGCAACTCTTCGAGAAAATGTAGTCTCTCTTGCACGTAATATTGGATATGTTCCTAGGTCCAAAAGTGCATCAAAGGCAAAGGTTAGTTTTACAGTTAATACTACAGGGTTAAATTCAAAGACAGTTACTCTAAAGGCAGGAATTGTTGCTTTAGGTGCTGTTGAGAATGGTAATTATATATTTTCAATTCCAGAAGACATCACAGTAGTCGTTGATAATAATGGATTTGCAAATTTCACAAGTATCGATGTTTATGAAGGTTCATATTTAACAAAGTCATATACAGTAGATAAATCACAAACAAATCAAAAATTTACAATTCCAAATACTGGTGTAGATTCTTCTACAATTCGTGTAAAAGTTACTGGTGTGATTACGGAAAAGTATGAATCGTATTCAAATGTTTTTCAAGTAAATAAAAATTCAAGACTTTTTCTAACACAAGAAATAGATGATGAAAAATATGAGATTTTATTTGGTGATGATATTATAGGAAAAAAACCAATCAGTGGAAGTACTATTTTTATTAGTTACATTATTACAAATGGAAAAGAAGCAAATGGAGCAGCAAACTTTACTTTTTCTGGTATTTTAACTGATAATAATAGCACTTCAATCACAAACAATATTTCTTTATTAACTACCATTCAACCATCTGAAAATGGTGATGATATTGAATCAATTGATTCGGTTAAGTATCTTGGACCTAGAGTATATGCTTCACAATACCGTGCAGTGACTGCAAATGACTATAAAGGACTAATCCCATACCTGTTCCCAAATGTGGATACTGTGACGGCATATGGTGGGGATGAGTTAGATCCTCCAGAGTATGGTAAAGTTTATATTTCAATCAAACCAAGAAATGGTAAATTTCTTTCTCAAATTACAAAAGATAGTATTAAAAAAGATTTAAGACAATATTCAATTGCTGGAATTAAACCAGAGATTATTGATTTGAAGTATATGTATGTTGAATTAGATACAACAGTTTATTATGATAAAAGTACTACAATAGATTCAAACAATTTACAACTAAGAGTTACAAAAAATTTAGAGGCATATAGCAAATCAACCGAGTTGAATAGTTTTGGTGGTAGATTTAAATATAGTAAAGTTTCTTCTTTGATTGATAATACTAGTACATCCATTACTTCCAATATTACTAAGATTAAAATTAGAAGAGATTTACAACCAGAATATAATAAATTAGCAACATATGAAATATGCTTTGGAAATCAATTTCACATTAAGAAATTAAATTCCGATGGCAGAGGATACAATATCAAATCAACTGGATTTACAGTAAAAGATACTAGTGGAACTTTGTATATGAGTGATGTTCCAAAAACTGATGAAACTGGAATTATATTTTTCTTCAAATTGGTTGATGGTTCTCCTGTAGTTGTAAATAATAATGCTGGAACTGTGGACTATATTAGAGGTGAAATTAAATTAACTACAATAATATTCACATCTTCTACAAGCACTGCAGGAATTGAAATAGAAGCAATACCAGAGTCAAATGATGTCCTTGCGTTAAAGGATATATACTTGGAACTAGATACAACTAAACTTAATGTAAGTGTATTGGAAGATACAATTACATCTGGTGAAAATACTTCAGCAACACAATATGCGGTCACGTCAAGTTACGTAAACGGAAATTATACAAGATAAGATGTCGGAAATCAAAAGAGTAAAAATTCAATCTATTGTTGAATCGCAAATTCCAGAATTTTTAAATGATGATTCACCACTTTTTAGAGAATTTTTAGAACAGTATTATATTTCTCAAGAGCATCAAACTGGTGTTGTAGACTTAGCAGTCAATCTACAACAATATAAGAGTATTGATAACTTTAATAGTGAAACATTTTATAGCACAGTTGGAGTTTGTACAATTTCTTCTGATGTTACATCATTTGATGACACCATTCCTGTAAATCATACGATAGGATTTCCACAAAAATATGGTCTATTAAAAATTGATGATGAAATTATCACATATACTGGTATTACTACAAATAGTTTTACTGGATGTGTTCGTGGATTTAGTGGGATAGACCAACATTCAAATAATGAATCTTTTATATTTTCAAAAACAGATTCAGCATCTCATATTAAAGCAAAAACAGTAACGAATTTAAATTTATTATTCTTTAATGAAATATTTAAAAAGTTTAAAACTCAATTTTTACCTGGATTTGAAGATAGGCAATTTGTAAAAGGATTGAATTTAAAAAATATTTTATCTAGAGCAAAAGATTTTTATATTACAAAAGGAACTGATACATCTTATAAAATTCTATTCAGCATTCTTTTTGGTAAAGATATTCAAGTCATTAAACCACAAGATTATCTCCTAAGACCATCCGATAATAATTATTTGGTAACTAAAAATATTTTAGTTGAACAGATAGTTAGAGATGAAACACTCAGAGTTAATGACTCTGATTTAAGAAAACAATTAAAAGGAAAAACTATATTTGAAATTTTAGGAAATGGAAAAACTGCTAGTGCTTCAATTTATAATGTAGAATATAGACCAGTAGATGATAGAGATTTGTATGAAATTTCATTAGATTCTACTTCTTTTATATTTAATTTTGAACCTACTAAAAAAACAAATATTTCAGAATCTGTTATTAAAGATTCTACTTCTATTATAGTAGATTCTACAGTTGGATTTAAGAAAAATGGTTCTTTGTTTATAAAAACATCAAATTTAACAAATCCAATATCTTTAACTTATACAGATAAAACTTTAACAGAATTTCTTGGAGTTTCTGGTGTTATTGCGGATTTAAATTTTGGTGAAGAATTGGTAGAGGAAAACTTTTTATATTCGTATTTAAATGATGGAACTAAAGTTGAATTTAGATTAATTAATATTATTGATACTATTGATTATTCTCAAACATCTAGTCTAAGAGTTGGAGATAAGATACAACTTTCTGAATTTGGAACTGATCTGAATGATAGAAAAGAATTTAATTTTTGGAACTATAATATACCAACAACTCATAAAATAAAATCCACTTCTGGTAATAGAATATATTTTTATGATAGATTGACTTTTATTATTGGGGATAAATTTAATTTATTGAATCCAGATGATGAAAATGATAATGTTTTATCAGCAACAGTAGAAGATTATGGTTTTGATGATACTGATGGATATTACGTCGATATTGATAAAACACCAATATCAACAAAAACTGAAATTAAAAAAATAATCAGAAAAGCAAATAGCAATAATAACTATTTTTCATCAATTTCCATTTTACCAACAGGAGTACAGAATACTTATGTTGATTATGATTTTGATAATTTTTATGTTACTTCTTCTGGATTGCCGAATGATACAATTTATTCAACAGACAGAAGAACAAACGTCACTAAAACCACAAATTCAAATTGGATTACTGATGTAGGGATTACAAGTGTATTAAATTGCCCTAATCATAATTTTTATACTGGGGAACAAATTTATTATTCTTCTTCATCTAATTCTGGAATTAAAACCTCTACTTACTTTTTGACAAAATATGATAATGATAATATTAAACTTTCTTATAGCAATACTGATTTATATACCAAAAATTATATTAAATTTTCAAATGTAGGAAACGCAGATTCTTTTGTAAAATCAAATTATCAAAAAAAGACATTAGAACATCAGAAATTATTTAAAAAATTTAATTTAACTAAAAAAGAACAATTTTTTGATGACCCAGAAAAAAGAAAAACAATCAATAAAAAAATAGGTATTTTGGCAGATGGAGTTGAAATATTTTCAACCACTACTTTCCAAGATAATATTTATTACGGAAAACTAGACTCTGTAAATGTTAATGCGTCAGGACAAGGATATGATGTAATTAATTTTTCTGGAATAACCGTTGAAGATAACTCTGGATCTGGTGCCATAGTAAATGGTTGTATAACAGGAAGTTTAAATGAAGTAAAATTATTATCACCAGGAATTGGTTATCAATCAAAACCAAAAATCACTTTAACTGGTGGTAATGGTTCTGGTGCTGTATTAGAATCAAATTTAGTAAAAACAAGAATTACTTCAAATTTTAAAGCAACTAGTATATACAGCAATAGTATCATTTTTTCACAAAATCACAATTTTGATAATTTTGAAGAGGTTTTTTATAACAAAAACTCAAATACTTCCATATCTCCTCTTATTGACAGTTCTTCATATTTTGTTGGAGTAACAAGCACAACACAAATTAAATTATATAATACAAAAATAGATGCTATATCTGGAATTAATACTATTTCAATTAGTGGTATTGGATATTCTGGAATTCATAGTTTAAAAACATTAAATTCAAAAAATACAATAACAAAAATATATGTAAAGAATGGTGGTTCTGGATATTCAAATAGATTTGTAGCAGTTCCATCATTATTATCAGCAGATAATCAAACAGTTGGAATTAATACATTTGATGATTATATTTTTGCAAAAAATCATAATTTTAAAAACGAAGACTTAGTATTATACACAACATCAGGCACTGTGGTGTCTGGGTTATCAACTCAAATCAATTACCATGTAACAGTAGTTGATGAAAATAAATTTAAACTATCACTTGCTGGAGTTGCTACAAATATTTCTAGAGAAAATTATATTAATAAAAAATATATAAGTTTTGATTCTATTGGTGTCGGAACACACAAATTTTCATATCCACCAATTCAAATTAATGTTGAGGCAATTAGTGGAATTACTACTACAATTATAGAACCATCATTAGATCCGATTGTTCTGGGTTCTTTTGATAATATTTTTGTAGAAAATAGTGGAAGTAATTATGGAACACCAGATATTATTAACTTCCACAGAAGACCAATTGTTTCTGTAAGAAAACAAACATCAGAAGCATTATTAAAACCAATTATTTCTGATGGTTTGATTGTTGATGTTCAAATATTAAATGCAGGAAAAGGATACGCAAATGATATAGACATCGTTGTTAGAAGTGAAAGTGGTAAATATGCCGAATTGTATCCAACTATAGTAGATGGAAAAATAACTCAAATTTCAGTTATAAATTCTGGAATAAACTATGATAAAACAAATACAACATTAGATACAAAGAAAAGGGGTTCTGATGCTAGATTTGAAGGTAATGTATTTGAATGGCAAATAAATCAAATTGAAAAAAATAAGTCAATTATCAATTCTGAAGATGAAGGTATTATTATACCAATCGATGTTGATGAATTTGGATTACAATTTATAAATTATTATCCTTCTAAAAAATTAAGAAAAAATTTAAAGAATTCTATTGATAAAGACGGAAAAGAAATTTTACCACCACCAACAACAAATCCATATCAAATTTTAGGTTGGGCTTATGATGGAAATCCAATTTTTGGTCCTTATGGAAAAGACACAAAAGGTGAAATTAAAAGATTAAAATCAAGTTATAAACAAATCGATAATTCAGAAAAAAACAGATTAATTAATTCGAATATAAGACCAAATTTTAATATTGGATTTTTTATTCAAGATTTTTCTTATGATAAAGCAAAATCTGGTGGTGATTTGGATGAATATAATGGAATGTTTATAAACAATAGCGATTTTCCAAATATTAATTATGGATATTTTTTCAGTCTTGATGGAGAGGGAGGAAAACCACAATATCCATATGTAATTGGTTCTAATTTTAAAGATTTACCAATAGAAGAAAATTTTGAACCATCATTTAATCAAGAATTGAATTTTAATGATTTAGATATAGTAAGAAATACTGGTCCATATTATTTAAATTCTTCCTATGGATCTTATGATTTAATTAATAAAGTAGAATCAAAATATAAACAAGAATTTATAGTAAAACAAATACAGTCCTCTGGTATAAATTCCGTATCAATTTATGATCCAGGCCAAGATTATAAACCAGGTGATAATATTATTTTTGATGATTCTACTTCTGGTGGAACTGGGATATCTGCTGCAATTTCAAGAGTCGAAGGAAAAGAAGTTTCCAATATTCAAATTGGTGTATCTACTTTTTCTGGTGTTACTTTTATTACAAAGGGAACAAGAGTAAAAGGAATTACAGGAACACCTCACAATTTAATTACAAATGATGAAATTTTAGTTACTTCCATTTCTTCTAGTCCTTATAATTACATTCAAGGATTTAAAAAAGTATTAGTAAATCAAAAAAGTGTTGGTTTAATAAATGATATTCCAAACCAATCAACTACTGGTGTAACAACTTATATTTCTGTAAATGATGTTTCTGGATTTGAAGTTGATAACTTAATTGGAATCAATACAGAAACTTTAAGAGTTATTGATATTTCATCTTCAGAATCAAAATTATTTGTAAATCGATATCAAAATTATGCTGGAATTCATACTGCAGGCATTGTTTCTGTCGTATTGCTCCAAAATACATTTACATTTAATACCCCACAATATGATGATAATATCATAGAAAATAAAACCACCTATTTTAATCCTAGCAATACAATAGGAATAGGAACAATTGGAACAAATTATTATAAATTAGTTGGTATTAAAACTGATTTTGGAACACTTAATGCTGGAATAGTAAATTATATTGGAATCAATACCACTGCATTAAAAATTGGTGATTATGTTTCTGGAACTAATGTTGCTGCTGGAACAACCATTATAAGTGTTGGAATTGGAAGTATCCAAATTTCACTAAGCCATACTCTTGGTGGTGGAATTTCTACTACTGTTGTTTCTACTCAAAGATCAGTATATGATAAATTTGTTCCATCTCGTTCAATTTATATACCAAATCACAAATACTATACAGGACAATCATTAACATATAATGTTGGATTGGGTGGAACTGGAATTATAGCATCAAATACT